CGTCGCAAACCGGCTGAGGGCGACGCTCTATAAATACCTGATGCAGCTCGGCATGACTCCTCGCAGTCGCACCGGTCTGCGAATCGAGCCTCAATCTGATGATCCTCTGGATGAGTTCATGTGATGGCCGGTTGGGCTGACGTAACAAGATTTGCGCACGATAACACTCACCATGTTACTGTGCGCAAATCTTGTTACGCGGCCACCCGCCGCTCTGCAAAAGGCAGCCCAATGAGCAGCGGCGGAAAAAAAGAAGGGCGGGCCGGCGGGATTGTCCAAGCGGCCATCTGTTGGATCGCCCAAGCAACCGAAAACCGAAGGCAGGTAACTTCCCGGTTGACCGGGTGCGAAGAGAAATTTTTTTTGGTACAGGAGACGGGTGAATGAGCACTCCGGTCCAACCGATTGTTTTGCCGCGGCACTGGTGCCGATATGACGACGAGCCATGTGTGATGTGCCAGGACGTGGCTGCCATTGCTGCACTGACCAGCCGAGACACTGGCATTGACGTAATTGAGGTGTTCCACGATCAAAAAGGCGAATGGTACTTCGTCTCGGTGCCGGGTGAATCTATGGAAAAATTCGCGCGTCGGTTTAACCAGTATTGGCAGGACAAGTACGGGTGCCAATGTGACGTGGCAAACAGGCACGGTACAGGTTGTGACATTATTGCGGCATAACTTTGAATTATATGGATTCCATGATTATCGGATTATCTGGAATCCATATAACTCCCTGAAGGCAGGTAGTCAGGGCAAAATACGAAAAAACCTATGACCACAGAACTATTGGACGCCTACGACTGCTCGCTAACTGTCTGAATGCGAGATCATGCCGAATGTGTAGCTGCTTACTGTGACGGGGTGCTGTCTGGCGAGATTATCGCGGGGCGGTACGTCAGGCTTGCGGTGCAGCGGCATCTGAGCGATCTGGAGCATGCCAGCGATCGCGGATTGCACTTTGACGCGGCGATTGCACAGCGGTCCTGCCAGATTATCGAGGCGATCTGCACGCATACGAAAGCCGAATGGGCCGGGAAGCCGTTTCTGCTTTCGCCGAATCAGCAGTTCATTGCATGGTCACTCATGGGCTGGCGACGCGATGATGACGGGTTGAGGCGGTTCCGCAAGGCGTACCTGACCTGCGGCAGGAAGTGGGGGAAGTCACTATTCGCGTCCGCACTTCTGACGCTCTGCACTATTGCAGATTCTCCTATCGAGCCGGGAGCTGAGTGCTACACGATCGCCACGGCAGAGGATCAGGCACGTCTCGTCTACGACGCGTTTGAGCAGATGGTGAAGCAGTCGCCATCAACGCGGATTCGACAGCACGCAGTCTGTCGTACCAAGCGGATTCAGTTCCCGAAAGCTCCGTATCACGGCTCGTTTGTGCGTCCGCTCGGGAGCGACTCGAAAAACAAGGACGGACTGAATCCGCATCTCGTCATCGTCGATGAGCTTCATGAGTGGCGAGCGTACTACCGCAAGCTGTGGGAGAAAATGAGTACTGGCGGCGGATCGCGACGGCAGCCGCTGACGGTGATTATCACTACCGCTGGCGACGACAAATCGACGATCTGGCTGGAACAGGATGACCTCGCCACTCGCATGCTCGACGGAGTGGAAGTCGGGCAGCATCTGAACGATTCGCTGTTCGCGTTCGTTGCTCGTATCGACGATGACGATGATCCATACGACGAATCCTGCTGGCCGAAAAGCAACCCAAACATGGTGGAAGCGTTTCCGGGTGGTGTGCCGGAATGGGCGGAAGGACTCGGCACGCCGAAGATTGCGTATCTGCGGGAAGCCGCGAGCAACGCACGTCTGAATCCGGCAGACGAAAACGCTCTGCGGCGATATCACGCGAATGTCCGAGTCGCGTCAACTGAGCGAGCAATCAGGCCGCTGATCTGGGCGAGTGGTGACGGCGAGCTGAGCGAATGGCCGGATCGTGCGTATGGCGGATTCGACCTCGGACGTTCTGACGACTGGGCGGCACGTGCGATCATTGCACGCGTGGACGGCGAGACGATCGACGACGCGGTCTGGCAGCTCGACGTCAAGACGTGGGCGGCTGAGAGTGGCTCGATAGACTTGCGGCAGCATCCGTACCGACAATGGGTATCTGATGGTCTGGTTGAGGTGTGCTCTGGCGACGCCATTGATTACGACGCCATCGAGCAGCAGATCGCCGCCGACGATCGCGAGTACTCGATTGAGCAGTGGCGATACGACAACACGTTTGCCGAGCAGCTCGCACAGAATCTGCTCAACATGCACGATTGCAATGTGTCGCCAATGCACCAGACGAGCAACTCCTACAATGAGCCGCTGCGGTCATTTCTGCGAGCAGTAAAGCAGGGCCGTATCCTACATGGTGGTGATCCTGTACTGGCCTGGCAGGCGTGCAATCTGGTCATCAAGCGTGACGCGAAGGACCGCTGGATGCCAGACAAGCCGGGGTCAATGTTTAAGATTGACGGCATCGTGGCCGCGTTGATGGCGTACGAAGCTGCTTTGTTTTTTGAGTCGCAAGGTGTGGCGGGGGTGCTTTAGTTTGTTCGACTGGCTGAAGCGGAAACTGTCCAACATAACGCAAGATCCGTCCTACTCGCTCGCCGACTGGGCCGAGGAAGTGTATGGCTCGTCCGGCGACTCTGACATCGATGTCAACTACACATCGGCACTGGGTATTCCGCCGCTTTGGCGTGCGGTCAATATCGTTGCCAACGATGTCGGCAGGCTGCGTTGCCGAGTGTTTGAACGGCTCCGAGATAACGAGCGGGAGAGGGCTACGCTGCATCCGGCTTACAAGCTGGTCAACAGCAGGGCAGGCATCTGCAATGCGTTTCAGTTTCGCCGCACGCTGACATTACATGCTCAATTGCACGGCAACGGGTTTGCGAGAATTCGCCGCAATAATCGAGGCGAGCCGGTACGGCTGGAGATACTGCCGCCGGCACCGCTGACGTATCCGGTGATCGAGTCCACTACTCGCGGCGAACGCGTTGTCATTATCACGCATGTCGGCGAGAAGGCGATTGCGTTGTCGATCGATGACGTGCTGCATATTCCCGGTCTGAGCTATGACGGAGTGTGCGGGCTGTCGATCATTGATGTGCTTGAACAGTCGCTCAAAGGGGCGATTGCCACTCAGAGATACACGACGTTGTATTATGAGCAGGGCGGCAGCGTTCGCGGTTATCTGAAAGTGCCGACGATCCTGAAGCAGGATCAGGCTGATGATCTGCGTGCCAACTGGGAGCGCCTATCGAGCGGGATGAGCAATACGGGCAAAACTGCGATTGCTCATGGTGGAGCAGAGTACGTTGAGCTGAAAGCCAGTGCAGAGCAAGCACAGCTTCTGCCGGCGAAACAGTTTTCCATTATCGATATCAGTAATATCACTGGCGTCAGGCCTCACGATTTGGGCGACCAGACGAGAGCGGGTTACAACTCGCTCGAGCAGGAGAATCAGTCGCACGCCGACAGGTGCATTGAGCCGTGGCTGGTTACGTGGGAGCTTGAGTATCGTGAGAAGTTGCTCACGGAGTCACAGAAAGATGAGGACTCGCACTACATTGAGTTTGATAGACGCGGACTCATTCGCCACTCACTGACAGAGCTGGCGGAAGCGGATCGCAAATACCGCGAGATGGGTAAGTACTCGGTCAACGATCTTCGACGCCGCGACAATGAAGAGTCGGTGCCGGGCGGTGACAAGTATCACATTCCAGTGAACTGGGGAGAGCTGAATCAAACTCAAAGCATCAGCGAATAATAGAGCTGCTGAGATCCTGTTTTATGGTGATGTCGGTGAAGGGCCGGAAGGTATCTCTGCCGCAACGTTCCAGCGTGCAGTAAGTGGGCTTGGCGATGATGTCGATACGATCACGCTTCGTCTGCACAGCTATGGCGGCGACGTGTATGACGGGCAGGCGATTTACAATACGCTGAAACGTCACTCCGCTCGCGTGCGGGTTGAGATTGACGGTGCTGCGATGTCGGCTGCCAGTTTTATTGCAATGGCCGGCGACGAGATCGCGATGGCAGAGAATGCCATCTTCATGATTCATGATCCGTGGACGGTCGTGATGGGTAACGCTCGCGATATGCGAACGATGGCCGATGCAATGGATAAGGTGCGGGACACGATCACTGGAGTCTACCACTCGAGAACGCTGATTCCGGTTGACGCCCTGAACAACATGATGGCAGCAGAAACTTACTTTGACGCCGACGAGGCGTTGAATGCCGGGTTTGCTACTGAGGTGATCCCAAACAAGGGTATCAACGATCTGGATACGTCTGTGATCCGTAACAGGTGGGAGGCGTGTCCTGATCACTTGATTGAAAAACTGGAGCGTTCAATTGTGGACGATTCCCATATCGAGCATTTGCGGCGGCGTGTTGCCGTCCATTCTCAGTTCCGAGGCTGAGTCGCCACGGAGTGTGTTTTTTGAGTTCGCCCCGTGGGGCAAGGGAGAGTAATGAGTCAGTCGATTAAGGCGTTGAGCGAGAAGCGGGCAGAGATTGAAGCTGGTCTGAAGGCGTTGCTCGCTGATGGCGAGACGCGTGATTGGACCGCAGAGGACGAGCAGAAGTACGAAGCGTACTTTGCTGAAGACGCGAAGATTAAAGCGGCGATTGAGCGGATCGAGTCTGTCGAGAATCTCGGTTCTCAGCTCAATGATCTGCGTGATGCTTCGGTCCAGTTGACCGGCAAGAAAGAGCTGGGAGATCCTGAGCTGGAAAATAAGGCTCTGCGGGGCTGGCTGGATTCGCAATGGTCTGAGACTCGGCAATATGTCGACGATTCGGCACGCAAGGCAATGAAGGCGTTCGGCGTTGATCGTGAATTCGTTGTGAACGGATTCATGCGGAACTTCCGCAACGATCTGACGACCGGCACCAGCTCGGGTGACGCGGGCAATGTCATCAACCAGCGTCTGGTTGCTGCGTTGCAGCAGGCGTTCCTGTTCTACGGCGGAATGGTCAACGTGGCTGACGTGATCACGACTGCCAACGGTCGTGATTTCATCTTCCCGACGTTTGACGATACGTCTAACACGGGCAGCATGGTTGCCGAAGCTGGTGCTGCTGGATCGGCCAGTAATCCGACGTTCGCGAAGCCGACTCTGGCGGCTTACAAGGGCACGACTGGCATCCTGAAGATGACGTGGGAGTCGATGCGAGACGCTGACGTCGATCTCGTTCCGCTGCTTGGCGGTGCGTTTGGTCAGCGTCTGGGTCGGCTGGTCAACACGAAGGCTACTGTTGGCGACGGGTCTGGCACTGCAACAGGCATCACCGTTGGTGCTGCTGCCGGCGTGACTGCTGCTGCTGTGGCGGCGATCACGTTTGACGAACTGATCGATCTCGAGCACTCGCTCGATATTGCTCACCGGATGGGTGCTCAGTTCATGGTCAATGATTCGACTGTGAAGATTCTTCGTAAGATCAAGGACTCTGACAACCAGTACATCTGGCAGCGTCCTGTTACTGCCGGGGCACCAAGTACGCTGCTCGGCTATCCGGTTGTCATCAATAATGACATCCCGGCGGCTGCTGCGAGTGCTGTATCTGTCGTGTTCGGCAATCTCAAAGCCTACAAGCTGCGAATTGTTGAGCAGGTCCGCATTTACCGGCTCGAGGAGTTGTATCGTGCGAACGATCAGGACGGGCTGGTTGCGTTCAACGCGTTTGATGGAAAGGTCGTCAATCCTGGCGATGATCCGATTGTGAAGTTGACTCAGGCCGCTTCCTAATTGGCAGCAGTGAGTTGTTGTGTAGCACGGGCGGGAGTTTGTTCCTTTCCTCTCGCCCGTGCGTTTGTCCCGCCGGGGGTGGTCCCCAGCCGAGCCTCATTAGCTTGGCTTTATCGGCTCGATTCCGATCGGCGGCATTCTGGCGAACAGATGATGTGGTGTTTGTATGGTGGCGGGGTCGTCTGTTCGCCAGCTCCTTTTTGAGCTGTTGCAGTTCGCTGCGTTTGCGTCGTTTGTGGTCATGATGTGTGGGTGTTGATGGCAGACGCATACAATTACGAGAATCGGCTCACGCTGGTCGGCACGATTACTGAGCCGGTCACTGTGGATGAGTTGAAGCTGTACTGTGGTATCGACTCTGGGTTTACCACTGATGACGCACTGCTGACCGCAGCGATTACAGCGGGACGCGAATTTGTGCAATCAGAGACGGGTCGCCAGTTGCCGGCTGCCACGTACGACCTGACGCTCGATGGTTTCCCGAAGATGATCTACCTGCCACGCTCTCCCGTGGCCAGTGTTGTGAGCATTAAGTATCAGGACACTGACGACGCAGAGCAAACGCTGGACACGTCGAAGTATGTGGTGGATGTGGTTGATCCTGAGCGTGTGTCGCGAATCGTGCTGGCTCTCAATGC